AAAAAAATTGAAAAAAAGTAGAAAGAATGAAGAAATAGAGAGTAAAAGTTAACTTTCTCATTTAAAAAATCCTTTTCAAATTTTTCACGAAACAAGAAAAGAAACAAGAAAAGAAACAAGAAAAAAGAGCCTAAAAGTTGTGGAGTAGTCTACCCATTTTTCACCCCCTCCTCTTAAAACCCCCTAAAAACCCCCTCTAAAACCTTCAAAAAGCCATCTTAAAAGCCCTTGAAACTGCAATCAATAGATAAGATAGCCTCCCTGGATATATCCTTTGTCTGGTGTCAATTTACAAGGTTAGAAATAAAAATAAAAGCAAAGATACACCAGCAATCCACGGGGAGATGGAAGGGCGGAGAAGTGGGAGGAGTAAACTCTCTCACCCAAAATCTCTTCACAAATTAACCCTACCCCATAAGCCCCAGCCTAACCTCAATTTTTAAGTCTTTGTTTCCCCCAGAAAATATACCTATTTAAAATCTCTTATTGACAGATTATTAAAAATAGTATCTTATTAAATCTTATTAAATTTTCTTAATCTTTAATAAACTTTATGACATTTGAAGAAGAGTTATTAGATAAAATTAAACAAGAAATAGCGGAGTTAGATCCTGCGATTTTAGAAATTCTTAAAAAAGGAATGTATGAAGGAGAAAAAAAAGATGATGGAAGTGGAGTAGCTAAAGGAATAGATAAAATTCAATTAGACGCTGCTAAAGCCGCGGCGGTTATCTTACAAGAATATATTGCCCATATTATTGGTAGACCAGTCACCAGAACAGAATTATCTGGTAAAAATGGTCAGCCATTACATCTCAATATTCAATTTCAAGTTGAAAAAACAGACAACATAGATAATAAAACCGATAATATAAGTGATGGTGATAAAGGTAATGAGAATAATGAGAATAATAAGAATAATGAGAATAATAAGAATAATGAGAATAATGGCAATAATGGCAATTTAAATGGCGACAATTAACAAAACAATTCGTATACATAAATGGCAACAACAGCATTTACAGTCCAACAAGAGATTTCATATAATGGTTTGGCACAGAAAGGCAAGAAAGACCTTTACAGCACTTTTAAAAGTTTATAAAGAAGCAATACAGCGTCCAGGTGTTTATTGGATTATTTCCCCTACTTTTCACGCTGCTAAACATACTATCTGGGAAGATCCAACAATGTTAGAAACTGTTTTTGATGCAGAGGTGGTGAAAGATAAAAATAAAACTGATTTATCTTTGCGACTAATCAATGACTCTTGGATTTATTTATACGGAGCAGATAATCCTGATACTTTAAGGGGACCAAATCCTATTGGGGTAGTTATTGATGAATATTCAGAACAAAAAGAGGAAGTTTGGTCTCATGTTGTTGCACCGATTATTTATATGAAAGGTGGGTGGGTAATGTTTTGTTTTACCCCTAAAGGACAAAATCATTCTTGGAAATTATGGCTACAAAATAAAGATAACCCTGAATGGGAAGTAAGTTATTTACCCGCTTCTAAATCAGGTCTTTTATCATCCCAAGAGTTAGAAAATATTAAAAAATCTTTACCCCAAGCAGCCTATGAGCAGGAATTTGAATGTGTATTTTTAGAGGGTGAAGGAACAGTTTTTCGCAAGGTTAAAGAATCAATTAAAGATGAATCCACTGATTTTAAGGCTCCACATATTTTTGGTTTAGATTTAGGCAAAAAAATAGATTTTACTGTTTTAATTGGTATTAACCGCTGGACAAATCATGTAGATTTTATAGATAGATTTAATATCGTTGATTGGGATTTATCTCGGGAAAGAATAGTGGCAGATTTGCGTAAATTCCCTATTTCACCAGTAGTGGTTGAAGCAAACTCTATTGGCGACCCTTATATAGAAAATTTACGCAAGGCTGGCATTCCAGTTATTCCTTTTGTCACTTCTGCTCCTTCTAAAAAAGATATTATTAACAAACTTTCTATTTACATTGAAAATAAATATATTACCCTTCAAAATTTCCCTGTTTTAATTGATGAGTTAGAGGCGTTTAATTATGAAATAACTAAAAACGGGAATATAAAATATGGGGCTCCCGAAGGGTTTCACGATGACACAGTAATGGCATTAGCATTAGCAGTTTCCCAAATAAGTGAAAAAACAATACCTAAAATTATAACCCCTACTTATCAATTTGACTGGATGCCAACCGAAAAACCATTTAGTTTAGACCCATATGACTAAAAGTATAAAAAGCATAAAAAATACAGACAATTTAGAACAAAAGATATCAGATAAGATATTAGATATTACCGAGAGCCAAAATATACTGTCTCAATGCAAGACAGAGTTTCAAATGGCAAAAGACACAATGGCGACTCGTTGGCTTACTTGGCATACTTATCTTAAACTGTATAATAACCAAAAGAGAGATAGGGAGGCAATAGGTAATAATTTACTTTATACTTTATTTAACACCCTTTTGGCATTTTTATATTTTGACAAATTAACTGTCACTTTTGAACCAAGAGACAGTGGTGATATAGAAAGATGTGAATTATTCACCCATTTAGCCAAATTTGACTTTGACGAGATGGGGATGGCAAAAAAGAAATATGATATTTTATGGGATAGCCTCTTTTTCGGTAATGGATTTTATTATATTGGACCATTAGATAAAGATACTAAAACCCCACAAATAGATATTATTGACCCATTTACTATATATGTTGACCCTTTTGCTATCTCTATTCAAAATGCAAGATTTATTGCTATTGAAAGAGCGATGACTAAAACCGAAATGATTGCCAAAGGGTTTAAAAATGTAGATAAATTAGGGGTAGTTAATCGTGATACTCAATATAAACAAGCAGATGAAGCAAGAAAAGAGGCTAAAAATGAAGTTTCACAAACTGAACCATCCGATTATGAAAATAAACAATATATTGTTTTAGAGTGGTTTACTATAAGACACGGTAAAAAAGTTCGCTTCTTTACTGATTTTAATTGCACACTTTTATTAACTGATATCAAACCTTTACCATATAAAGATGGCGAATTTCCAATTGTAGTTCAATCTTTTTCGCCTATTCCTCACGAATTTTGGGGGTTGTCTGTTCCAGATTTAATTGAAGATAAACAAAGAGCAAACGCTATTTTGCTTAATCTTGGGTTAAAGATGGAGGAAAGTAAATTATACCCTCGCTATTTATTTGACAGAAATGCTATTTTGAATATTCAAGACCTTAAAAATCCTGCGTTTAATAAATATATTCCTGTTGAGGCTGGTAATAGGTCAGTAAGAGATATAATCGCTCCTTTAGAACAGGTTTCTATTACTAATTCCACTACTGTTCTTTACGAACTCTTAAGAGATGCATCAGAAAGAACATTAGGCACTACTCAATTAAGGCAAGGTATTGTTTCTTCTGGTAGAAGAACAGCCACTGAATTACAATTAGCGGCAGTAAATGCTGATACTCGTAATTCATTAGCAGCCAAACTATTTACTTTAAGCGAAATTGAATTTTGGACTAAATGGCTTCGTCGTTATCAGCAATGGAAAGAATTAGCCAAAGGTAAAATTGTTAGAATTCAAGGAGCGTTAGGGGTGAGATTTGAGACATTAGAAACTTCAACCTTTGATTTCAATAGCGACCCAGATATTAAAATTGAATCCGCTAATGTATCCTTACAGAAGAAAATGTTTGAAAGGCAGGCTTTAATTGATATGGCTCAATTAGTTTTAGATGCATCCTCTCCTAATGCTGCAAAACGCTACTATAAACGCAAACTTTTGCAATTATCTGACTTCAATAAAGACGAAATTGATCAAATTCTTCCACCTACTTTTGACGAATTAAGAGCAGAAGAAGAAAATAAACTTTTAGAAAAAGGTAAACTTCCTGTAATAGAGCCAGATGATGACCATTATACTCACATAATGATACATAACATTGTGCCAGTTAATGAAACTACCAAAAATGTTCTAATTGCTCATATCCAAGCACATAAAACAGCCTTTTTAGAAGAAAGAAAAAAAGAAAAACAAAAAGAAAAACAGATGGAAAAACAAGTAGAAAAAGCACAAGCACAATCTATTGAACAAATACTAGGTTTATCAGAATTGACAAGAAAACCTCCTTCTCCTGGTCAAATGCCTTTACAAACTCCTGAAGTGCCAATTAGTGAAATGATTACACCAGAGCAGTTAACAGAAAATAGAAACAATAATTCTGTTCCACCTGAATTAATAGTGTAAAGCATTAAAAATTCATATAAATTCACACAAACTAACAAACAATTTCCTATGCCATTTAAATCAAAAGCACAATTAAGAAAATTCTTTCGTCTGGCTAAACAAGGTAAAATCTCTGATGAAACATTACAGGAGTGGATAGCTGCTACTCCAAATATTGTTATATTACCAGAAAGAGTTGGTCGCAGAAAATCTAAAAAACGCAAAAAATAACAATGAAAAAACAAAAAACACCAAAACTTGAATATGGCAAACCATTGGGTTCTATATTACCCACTACAGAATTTTCCAATACTCCTGAAATTTTTAATGACCCACAAAACATTTCTTTTGACAAATCTTTAAAAGAACGAATTTTAGACGAATTAGAGAAGGCATATACTCAAGCTTGGATATCACAAAAAGCAGTGGAAATAACTTATCAAAGATTTATTCATGATTATTATGATAGATCAGGTTTAGTATTAGATGCTTTAAAAAATGAATTAGCACGTACTCAAAATGAAACCAAAATAGCCGAAGGAATGCTCAAAACTATTCAAGAATGGAAAAAATATGTTTAAAAATAACACAGTATGATAGAGAAAAGTGCTTGTATACTTAATTTAGAAAATGGAGATATAATGAGAGAAAGTATTCAGCGTTTATTAGATGAAGGCGTTGAAGTTGTAGCCATTGATAACAATTCAAAAGATTGCTCCCAAGAAGTATTAAAATCATTCAAAGATAAAATTATTTATAAAATCAACAAAACAGTTAAAGAACAGTCAAAGAATAGGAATTGGATGATAAAACAAACTCACGGTAAATATATTCTATTACTTGACAGCGATATCCTGTATGAACCTAAAACTTTTGATTATTTAATTCAAAGATTAAAAACAGCACCTAAACAAATTAAATGCATAGGGTTTAACCCTTGGAATTATACTAACATCAAAGCAGAAGTTCAAAAAGATTTACCTCCTTTAGATGCTCCGTTAGAAAATTGTGGGCAACCTATTGCCTTTACTCAATATGGGGTATTTAAGAGAGAATTATTTTTTAAGTATAATATCTGGTTTGATGAGAATTTTGGTATAGGGTATGGTAGTGAAGATAATGATTATGCCTTACAAATGCTTCAAAAAGGTTTTAAATGTGCTTGTATTTCTTTTAAGTATTATCATAATAAACATACAGAGCATTGGTATACTTTACACAATGTAGATACAATGCGAGTTAAAGAAAGACAAGAATATTTTAAATCAAAATGGGGGCAGGATGTATACCAAAAATATTATAGTCGCGAGCCGATGATTGATGATGAATTTCAATCACATACTAATATATCTGCATTACCTCTTTTGCTTGTTAAAGTTGTTCAATTATACGGTCATTTACCTAAAGTAATGGTTGGAGTAGGAATTTGCCCCAGAACTGAATACGCTAGAGAGTTGTTTATGAAGTGGTTTAAACATATAACGTATCCTAATGTTGAATTGTTTATAGACGAAAATTCAGGAGAAGAAAACGCTCGGGCATCCAGAGAGAGAATAAGAGATAAGTTTATGAAATCTAATTGTAAATTCCTTCTTTTTTGCGATGTAGATACTATTCCACCTTATGATGTTATTGAAAGATTGCTTTTACACAAAAAAGATATAGTAAGCGGTATAACTACTGCAAAAGAAGATGCAAGCGTTATAGCATTCTGGAAGGCTGGTTATCCAGAGCAATGGCAAAAAAAAGAATTACTTCAAAAAGGTGAATTAATAGCAATAGATGGAAGTGGTTTATATTGTTGTCTGGTATCTCGTCCAGTTTTGGAAAAAATACTCTTTAACTGGAATTCAATTGTAGATGATGTGGAATTTTATATCAGAGCAAAAGTTATTGGTTTTCAACCATATTTAGACCCAACCGTTAGATGTAAACATTATAAAGACAAACATAATTTTTATACAATATGAGAAAAATAGAATATAAAAAAACACCTAAAACTGAAACAAAACCAAAGAAGTTTCCAAATAAAACACTCGCTGTAGGTGTGTATTTTAAAGATCAAAGTGCTATTGAGGCTACTATTGCGTCATTACGAGAACTATTAAACTCTAATGGTTGGCATATTTTACAGTCTTTTCTTAATGAACAATTAAATAATTGTATTCAATCCTTAAAAACAATTAATCCCGCTGATGCGACTGGAATTACCAAAATTCAGGCACAGATAGAAATGTTAACTTATCTTTTGTCGCTACCCCAGTTTATCATAGATTCTTTTGATAACACTGGGAGCGAAATTTTGGATCCATACTCACAAAGTTGAGTATTGAATATAGGGGAGTATTTCCTCCCCTATATCCAGTGCTTAACTGGGTCAAATTAAAAAATTAAAAAAATTAATAATCGTGGCGAACACGTTAAATTCGTAAAACTATGGTATACATACCAGAGGACGTTATGTCTTCACTTGCCCCTGAGGATTTAAAAATCATTCAGGAGGAGTTGGGACAATCGGGAACGACACCCGATGCGGCATCGTCCACCGCAAAACAAACGACAGAGGATGCTTCGTCTGGAAAGAGTAGTGGAACTACGACCACCAAATCTCCTGTTGAAGCTTCGGCTCAATCAGAAAAATCAGAAAAAATAGAAAAAATAGAAAAATCTGATAAAGCCGAAGTAAAAACATCCGCCAGTGAAGGCGAAAAAACACCCTCTGAAACTGTTCCTCCTGTGCGAAAAAAGACCTCTAATTATGTTCCTTATGAACGCTTTAAGGAAGTAAATGAGGCTTTAAAAAAAGCACAAGAGGAACTTAAAAAATACCACTCTACCTCAAAACCCAACTCTTTAAATGAGTTAGATGAGTTTGGGCAGCCTGTTAATGATGTAAAACAGGTAATACAGGAGCAAGTGGTAAATACGGTGAAAGAAGTTCTTGAACCGATTATTACCACTTTAGATGAGCAAAGGGAACAAGAGGAATTAAATCAGGCTCTTGAAAAATACCCTGCTGCTCAAAAATACCTTTCAGAGATTAAGGCTTATGCCGATGCTACTAATCTTACTTACGAAGATATAGTAACATTGGTGTTAGCCAAACATTCACCTCCTGTATCATCAGAAGAAAAAAAGCGGGCTGAATTAGAGGCTCAAGAAGCAGAGTTAAGTGGCAAATCTAACTCAACCGCCAAAAGATCAACTCTTAATATGTCCGATATTAAGAATTTACCCACTGATGAGTTAGAAAAATTAATAGACCAATTCAAATAGTGGATATTGGCGGTTAAGCCTTAATGTTAATTTACCATGCCAGATGTCATAGTAACACGAGGTAGTTTATCACAGGGTATACTTCAAGAATATCTCAATAGAAAAACAATAGAGAATTTGGATAAAACTTGTAAATTTGTTCAATTTGGTGAAAAACCAACTGTTCAAGATGGTTATAACACCATTCGCTGGGCTAAATTTACAAGGTTGACAGCTAATGATGTTTCTGCTCTTACAGAAGGAGTTAATCCCGATGGCGTTGATTTTGACGCCACTTCTGTAACAGCTACTCCTACTCAATACGGTATTGTTGTTAAATTAAGTGATTTAACAATTTCTAATACCATTATTCCTTTCTTAAAAGGTGCCGCTGAAAGAGTGGGTGTAGCAATGGCTGAAAAAATTGATACCGCAATTCAGGCTTCATTATTGTCTGGTGCTATTCATGTCAAATATGGTCCCACCTTTGACAGATCTTATCCCACAGATGTTACCTCCTCTGATAAAATCACTGGTGCTTCATTAGCAAAATGGTATGCTTTCTTAAAAGATAAGGGAGCAATACCATTTGATGAGGATGGTTCTTATGTGGCAATAATGGATGTTGCTACTCACCTCGATTTAATAACTGATACCAGCGCAGGAAATTGGGTTGATGTTGCTAAATATGCTCAACCTGACAAAATCTTTGCTGGTGAAGTAGGTAAATTGTATGGAATTAGAATTGTAGTGTCCAACAACATCACTACTGTCAGCTCCAATGTAACTTTGCACCCTGTTTATGTATTTGGTAAAGGGGCTTATGGCGTTGCTAATTGGCAGAATTTGGAGATTTTAATCTCTCCAGATCAGCCAACAACTTCCAATCCTCTTAACCTCTACAGAACAATAGGTGCTAAAGTTGCATTTGGAACTGCTGTGTTGCAGCCAGATGCTCTATTGATAGTTTACGTTGCTACTTCATCTATTTCTTAATTTTATCCTCTTCCCCTCTCGTAGTGGGGGGAAGGGATAAGGTTAATAAACAATTTTATGACTGTTGCTAATTTAATTGACTATATTCGCCTTTTAACTAAAACTACATCTGCTCAATTTAGTGATAATGATTTATTAGAGTTAATTAAAATCTGGCTTCATAAAGTTCAAAGAGCGGTAGCGATGGCAAGATCCGATTTCTTTGCGGTAAAAAGTTATACTTTACCTGAATTAGACCAAGAAGATATTCCATTACCCGATGATTGTATAGAAATTAAAGCAGTAGAAGTATGTTATAATGCTGACCAACCTGTTGAAAAACAAATTTGGTATAAAGCAGAAGAAATTGATATAGGACAATTACAATTACCTTGGGATACTATTCAAAAACGAGCAACCAAAGAACACCCATTGTTTGATGTTTTAGATAATCGTTTATGGTTAGCTCCTATTAGAAAAAGTGTAGTAGGTGAAAATGCTGTTGTGAAAGCAAGATTATGGTATATAGCCCGTCCACCAGACCCATCTACTACTACTGATACCCCTTTAATTACTACTTTAAATCAAAACTTATTAGATTATCAACTTATTATTGCATTAGGGGTATGTTATGATGTTTTGCATTCTTTAGGCTCACCTCGGGCTACTGAGTTTTATCAAAGATATATTAGGGATTTAGATGTAA